CCAAAATGTGGGGTCTAGATCCGAAAGGAGAAATGTGGAAGCTTCCCGCATCTCACGTTGGAGAATATGCAGAGCAAGATGCTGCTGTAACGCTACGCTTGTGGCATCATCTCAAAAAAGAAATTACTTCACAGAACTTAATTAATATTTTTGAGTTGGAAACTGATTTGTTTCCTGTTTTATTTAAAATGAAACAAAAAGGAGTGCGCGTTGATTTAGAAAAAGCGGATTTAATTAAAAATGATTTATTATCTCAAGAAAAAAAACTTTTATCATCTATTAAAAAACTTACTAATCAAGATGTTGAAGTATGGGCTGCAGCTTCTGTGGCTAAAGCTTTTGATTCTCTTAAAATTAAATACGACAGAACAGCAACGGGCCAACCAAAGTTTGACAAGAACTTTCTTTCGACACATGACTCCCCTCTGGCTAAAATGGTTGTTGAAGCGAGGGAGATTAATAAAGCAAGAACCACGTTTATTGAGAGTATCACCAAGCATTCGTACCGAGGCAGGATTCATGCTGAGATACACCAAATGCGATCCGACCAAGGAGGAACGGTAACAGGTAGATTTAGTTACAGTAATCCTAATTTACAGCAAATACCAGCACGGCACGGTATTCTCGGCCCACTGATCAGAAGTATATTTATACCTGAGAAAGATCATGAGTGGGGTATCTTTGATTACTCGCAACAAGAACCACGGCTCGTCGTACATTACGCAAGCCTACGACACTTTACAGGAGCAGGTAAGTTTGTTGATTCATACCAGGAAGATGAAACAACTGACTTTCATACAATGGTATCGGAGATGGCTGACATACCTCGTAAGCAAGCTAAAACAATTAATTTAGGATTATTTTATGGCATGGGCAAAGGTAAGCTGATGTCACAGCTCGGTGTTAATATTGAAACAGCAAGTGAACTGCTCGCAAGTTACAACGAACGCGTACCATTTGTTAAGCAATTGATGAATGATACAATGAATAAAGCTGGTAAGAAAGGTTATCTGTCTACATTAGAGGGTAGACGTTGTCGTTTTGATCAATGGGAACCAACGAATGAATGGGGACAGAAGTCTCTGCCATTAGCTGAAGCTCAACAGGTTTACGGCGAACATATGATAAAACGTGCCTGGACGTATAAGGCACTGAATAGATTGATACAGGGCTCTGCTGCCGATCAAACAAAGAAAGCCATGCTAGAATTAGATAAAGAAGGCTACCTGGCGCACATACAAGTACATGATGAACTTGACTTTTCTGTTGCAAGCGATGCAGATAAGAATAAGATTAAAGATATTATGGAAAACTGTGTTGAACTATCTGTCCCAAGTAAAGTCGACGTTGAATGCGGTGACAACTGGGGCGATGCAGGTGATTAAAACATTTATATTAGTAGTAAGTCTTTGGGGATTTAATGGTCATTCATGGGTGTATACAGGCAATCAAACTGTGTTAAGCATGCAATTTAATCAAGAACAGTGTCAAATGATTGAACAAAGCTGGACCAAATTTGAAAAGAACCCTTATTTTCGTTTTTCCATAGAATGTGTAGAAGAAATAAAAAAAGAAACTTGACACTCCCATTATATTAGATTAAAGCATTATTTAAATGAGAATGGTGCAACATTCTCGGAGTATGGCTGAACAACTGTAACAAGGTAGTAAGGCACACTCGGTGGAAAGATAGGGTCAACTGACTGAAGAGTCCAAGGGTGGTACTGAAGTACTCGTTAACATCCAGAAAATGTTGACTTGTCGGGAAAAGGTTGGGGGTAGTCAAAGAACCCCCCTACTCACACTTAAAAAGGAGAAAGTATGAAACTTAAAAGAGACTACGAGGCGACGTTTAAAGAAGGATTTCGTCTTGGGATACGTTTGACACGAGCGAAAGCTTACATAGAAAATGCACGCGATGCAAAAAGACTTGGTGATGAAACAATGGCCAAACTTTTTATGGAGTTTGCGTTAGAGTGGAGTAACTTAGCTAATAATGCAGGGCGTAAGTTTACACCGTCCGTGGCTCACGAACCTGAACAATCTGCTTTTGATTTTGGTGACATCGAAATGCAAGAACACTTATCAAAGTTACCACATAAATTAAAGGAGACGGGATGAACATCAAGAAATTTAAAAGTGTGGCAGTCGCCATTGATACTTACAAATTATTGAAGAAGTTGGCTGCCACCGACGATAGGTCGGCTGGTATGCAGATAACCTACTTGGTAAAACAAGAAGCAAAAAAGAGAAAGTTAGCAGCATGAGAAAAGAAAAATATAATACTATTTATTCAACAAAAGATTTTAGTATTTTTGACAGAATTGTTGGCAATAGAGTGCCTACAACAGCAAGAGCTGAGAAAAATATTAATCATATAATTAAAAGTATACAAAAAAAATATGTGCCTTTACCAATCCTGGTAAATAAACATATGAAAGTTATTGATGGACTTCACAGGTTAGAAGCTCACCGAAGATTAGATATTCCTATTCGATACATCATTACTGATGTTGACATTACGGTTGCTGATATTCAACGTATTAATAATATTTCAAACAATTGGAATACAGAGGATTACTTAAATTCAAACATGGATGTTGAAAGACAAAAATATCCAAACACGTATGATAGTAAACCATATCACATGTATTCTTTGTTTAGAAAAAAATATAAATTTTCACATCGAAACAATTTAATGATGTTGCTTGGCATGACTGCTAATCCAGGAAAAGAAGTAGAACAGGACTTTAAAGAAGGACGTTTTAGAATTTTAGATTGGAGTGATGCATGTGAAACAGCTGAGTATATTTGTACTTTTAAAGATTATTTAGTTGACTATAAAAACAGAAACTTTGTTACTGCATTTTTATCTATTTATAATCATTGGCGTTTTAGTAAACGTACCTGGAATAAAAAGTTAGCACAAAATTCTAGAAAAATTGTTCACTGCACAAATGCTGCTGATTATAGAGAAGTCATTCTTGAAGTATATAACTGGGGATTACAATCAGGTTCACGTCTTAAAATCAAAGAAGCCGCGTGAGAACACAAACTATATTGCCAAAGTTTAAGTCGCATCAAGGACTTAAACCAGAATGGAAGTATGAAAAGAAGTGTTGCAATAGTTGTAGCCGTGAATACCTAACCGATAACATGCTGTGTCAAGAAGAAGGCAAGTCAATGTACATTTGGTACTGTTTGAGATGTTACAATTCATTGCAAAAATCATAGGCATTATATGCTTATGTGGGACGATACTGGCGGGTGTATACATTTTGGTATATTATTCGCCGTATCAAACATTTATGCGTGATTGCATAAAAAATGAAATGGGTGATTTCAGTAGTGAGTACTGCACCTGGAAATACGACAAAGTAATGTTGTGTAAAAAGGAGAATGTATGTTTGATTTATGGCATATTACAGCCATCGTAATTGTTTTTGCACTAGGATTCTTTTTAGGAAGATTGTCCATGCGAGCTAGATACGATGCAAAAGTAGAAGAATTAGAAAATAAAAAGGAGAGTGTAGAATGGGCCGCAAGACGCTATTAAAAGAACGATTACTACGAGAGTATGTAAAAGTTTCAAAGACCGCACCCCGCGACCCACGGAACTGGAGAGAAGTTGCAACTCGTATGAGATGGGAGCGACTACGAAAAATATTATGGAGGAGATATGATTATATGCAGTCAATGTAAGGGGAATGGATATGTTAAAGTTAGATTCGAGGCAGAAGAAGCCATTGAACAGTGTAAGGTTTGTCACTCACAAGGGGAAATCAATGAAGATAAGTATTACCACCAAACCTGGACAGAGGGCGCTGAAGATTCCCTCGCGGTATACTACGGACCGCCCTTGGACCCCGACTGTTTCAAAAACTACACGATTTCGACAGAGTAATCCTGTTGTAAAGTTTAAGGGTGAACCACCCTTTTAGTTGCGTCAAACGCAATAATATACTATACCTAGTGTTATGAGCTGCTTGTGAAGCGAAATGCCTAACTACGGCAGCTCTAAAACAAAGATAAGAGGTTATTATGGTTAGTAGAAGTGGCGGTGGATACCGAATAAAAACAAATAAAGTTAGGTCTGGGCCCGATCAGGCATTTACATTACCAAAAGGTACATCAGCTGCGCCTATTAAAGGTAAAGGTATGGGAATACCAACTCCAAAAATGATGAAAAAAATGGTGCAAGGAGGTACAATTAGTACTATTTCTAGACCCAGTAATGCTAAAAAATTTGTTGATATTAGAACCAGAGTTAAAAAAGCTGGTGGATATAAATAAACGTGGAGGCATGGTAAAAAATGGTTGATACAGTTAAACGAGATATGAGAAGTAAAGACCCTAAAATAAGAAGGGCAGCTGAACAAAAAAGAATGAAATTCTTACGAGCTACTGATAAAACGAAAAGTGATCGCAGTAAGATGAAGTCTACATCAGAAACAAGAAAATCAAGACCAAGACCTGCATATACTAAACGGCAGGAAATGTTGATGAAAGCGGGTATTAGACCAGGCAGTGAAAAATTTGGAGAAGTTAAAATGAAGCCAGCATCTAAATTCATGAAAAAATTTAATTTAGGTGGTGAAGCAGCGACAAGTGTTGGAAGAGCTACGGTAGAGAGAAGTCAACGTAAGGCACGAAGACAAAAAGTCGATGAAATGCTCAATAGATTGTATGGACCAAAAATTAAACCAAAGAAAAAGCCAAAACCACCTCTTAAAAAGAAGGTAAAGCAAATTAAATTGAAGAAAAAGCCAAAGAGACCATAGGATAATATTATGCCAATAGTTATTGAACCAAAGAAAAAGCCACCTACTAGAAGAAAAGAGAAAATGGCTAAATCACCAAAAACTAAATTAGCTAAAGCAATGGAATTAGCTAGGAAAAGAAAACCAGCTGGACGATTAAATAAAGATGACATTGAAAGAGCAATGAAGAAAAGAATAGGTGGAATGGCAAACAAAAAACCTTTGAGTAAAAGAATACCTATGTCAGGTGGAAGAGATAGAAAAGACTCTGCTTATAAAATGAAACAAGGATTAGGAACTACGGCTAAGTCTTCCACTGCTGAAAAAAGCTTTGCTTTAAAAAAGGGAACTAGACCAGGACAAAAAAGCAACGTGCAAAAAGATAAGACAAGAGCTGCACAGAGAGCTGGTAAAAGACAAGATAAATTTGTTGGAACAGCTAGAAAAATGTCTGGTGGAAGAGGTAGAAGTTATTCAGGCAGAAAGTTACAACCAAAATAGGAGAGTATTATGCCCCCAAAAACTAGATCAAAATTAAGAAAAACTCCAACTGCAATGCAGTTAGCTAAATCAAGGAAACCAACTGGACGGATAAATAAAGATGATATTGCAAATGCAGTTGCTACATTAACAATGCTTACATCATCGGAAAAAGCCAAGTTAAGAAATGAAATAAAAAGAATGGGTACATTACCTAGTTCTGATGCATTGAAATCGGCTGCTGCCGTATTAAAAGGTAAAAAAACACAGTCTAAAGGACCTGTTGGGACAAGATTGAAAAAAAGATCAATATTAGGAAGATGAGCGATCAAGAGATATTAAAGCAACGAGATTTATTGGACGCGATCCTCGCATCACGGACAACGGACCAATACGAAAGAATTGAGAACATGAAAGTCATGGATTCGATATATTTTAAGAAAAATCTACCTGAGAATGTGGTATTATTTCCATTACAAAGGATAAAAAGGTATGTACACACAACTACCAGAAAGCCCCGTAAGAAAAGTTTATAAGTGCCGTCATTGCGGAGACGTGTCAATTAAATTCTATGATCCAAAGCAAGATCGCGTATATACTGCAGAAGAATGGGAAGTAATCATGACTGATGGACGCCAGGCATTAGACAAAGCACTACGATTGGTGAGAGAAGATCCAAAGTTCTTTTCATAAACGTCGTTCTCTATAGATGTTTCTACCATTTTATTTTTTAAATTATTTTTTTTAGTAAAATACAAGTTACAAGGTAACAAGGTTACAAATAGCAGAATACTTATCTTTTTTTGTAACTTCTTGTAACTTACAACTATTTACAAGTTACAAAGTATCTATATATTACGAAAAAAACTCGCATTTCATGGAATTATTTAGTAATATAAAATTAATTTGAAGAAAACATCTATTGAAAAGGTGCATTATGGAAGAAAACAATGAAGTATTTATACCACAACCTTTATCAGAAGCGTTGTATCACCCTAAAATAACACAAAAACAAAGAAAATTTATTCTTTTGTTAGTTCATTCAGAGGGTTTGAAGTCTGCATCGCAGTGTGCAGCTGAGGCTGGTTATAGCAAAAAGAGTGCTACGGAGCTGGCATCCAGGTTGCAGAACCCTGAGTTGTATCCTGTGGTTGCAAAAGCTATTGATTCAGAGGTTAGAGCAAATGTTGAAAGGTATCGGTGCACACAAGAAAGATCATTGTCTACATTGGCACGCATTAGGGATCAAGCGTCTGCTTCAGGTAATTGGAACGCTGCCGTAGCTGCTGAGACCAGGAGAGGACAGATCGCTGGGTTGTACGTTGACAAGAAAGAGATTCTCACAGGCACTATCGACTCGATGTCAAGAGAAGAGGTAGAGAAGAAGCTACAGGATTTGAAGGAACAGTACAGTATTGAAACTACGTTTGAGGAAGTTAAAGAATTAGAAAATAAAGCTTGACTATCTAAATAGTTGGGATTATATGGTAATTAGGCGATAGTAATTTGAGATACCTAATTGGTCTGAGCCAGTATAAAAAGCTCGTGTTAATTACAATGTTTAGGGTAGCCACAAAAGATAAGAAGGAGAAAGTATGTTAGCTATAATTAGACCAGACTTGTATGAGTATCATGCATTGCCTATGACAGACGAGTTGTTTTGGCGTAGGATAGAGAACTTGAGGCGTGCAGCTCTGACTGCTGAAGATTTTGAGTTTAGATTGTTGTATTACAATCAAATGATGGAACTGATGAAGAGGTGTCCGTGATTGGTTATGTGCTTTTTATTTTTTAATTTAAAATTAACATTTTTAATTGGGTTTGTTATTTATCTGATGTACTTTTAATGAAGCCAGAATCAAAGTTATGGCAGTCCATTAAGAAAAATATGCCAGGTGTTTTCTGGACTCGTATAGAAAGTTGGGCGTTGCCTGGTGTGCCAGACTGTTATGGTTGTAAAGATGGCATAATGTTCTGGTTGGAACTTAAAACGTCAACAAAAGTTAACAAAGCAAAGTTAAGCCCCTTTCAAAAATCGTGGCATTTTAGCCATGCAAGACAAGGCGGAAGAAGTTTTATTATGCATCAGACCCTCGCAGAGAGCTTGATGTGTATATTTTCTTCGTCCTCCATCGTCTCCATCGGGACATTGTCCCCCAAACACGCAGATAAAACATGGACGCTGCCAGCGTCCCCCGCAGCCTGGGCTGAGATCCAGGATTACATTCTCCATTCTCCATTGGGGAAGCCAAACCAAAATGCATAACTATATACCTGCTGCACGCAGCGGGGCCCAGGAAGCTGAGCTGGTAG